TACAGACAAAGAACGCGATGAGGCTAAAGCTAAAATAAAGCAAATGCTTTTAGACAGCGAGGCTAAGATGCAAGAGGAAGTTACAGCTAGGTGGAAGTCAGACATGCAGTCTGATTCATGGCTCAGTAAATCAATACGCCCGCTAGTGTTAGCTTGGCTAGTTATTTGCACCACATTGCTAATTTTCATAGATGCTGGTGTGATTATGTTTACAGTAGAGGACAAGTGGGTTGATCTACTACAATTAGTATTAATAACAGTGATCGGCGCTTATTTTGGCGGACGCTCATACGAAAAAATAAAAAGATAAAATGGGAATTAATTCAACTGCAACAGCTTATAACTTTGGCCAAATGGGTAGTGCTTTTTTGTCAGCTGACGACAATACAGTAACGTGCCCAGAAGGTATGGCTATAGTTGCTATAACATTTATAACAGACTCCGAAGTTAACACACTAGTATCAAAAGATGCAAATCTATTTGCTAATACTGTTGGAGCAGCTCACGATAGAGGCCACCAAACTATTCAGGTTAATGGAGCTGTTGGTTCTTCGGCTACTATAGCGTTTGACGTTACAACAGCTTCTTTAGGATTAGAGCTTGGAGATGAAGTATATCTAACGGCTACAGGTGCTCTTTTAGGTACAATAACAACGCTAGGCACTAGCAATATTGTTATTAGTGCTACAACAAGTATTGATGATGACGCTTTCATTAGTATTCTTACGCCTGGAAAAAACGACGCGGGCACTGAAGGTGTTGGTGGTTTAGCTTTAACAAACGGTACTACTTTCTCTGGAGGAACAACTATTTATGGAAGATGGGATTCTATAAAGCTTAACGATAATGAGTCTGCAGCAATGGTTTATTTTGGATATTAATGGCATTAGGAAACGCTAATACAGCAGCACAGGCTAGAGGTAAAAATCCAGCCGTGAAGATAAAGAAGTTTAAGGAAAGAAATCCTGGCGCTTTATCTTTTCTTGCTAGTACGTTACAAAGTGAACCAACTTGTTCAATAGTAAAAGCTCATCTTGTAACTAATACTTTATATCACAATGGAGCTAACGCTCTTCCAGCTGTAGGTAATCTTATTTATACAACGCTTCCTTTAGTGAGCTCTAATTTATCTGCCTCTGGGTTTTATAAAATATTAGTGTCAGGCGCTCATTACAACATGCAGGTGATAAGTGACGGTAGTGTTAGAAGAGTAGAAGCCTGCTAAACAAATAATAATTAACTTAAATTAAATAAAATGGCAAAAAGAAAAACGCCTAAGGTGAAAGACCTTAGACCAGACTCTATTACTAAAGAAGAGTTAGAAAAACTACAAGGTATAGTTAGAACTATAAACCAAGGACAACAACAACTTGGTATTATTGAAACTCAAAAACACAACATACTACACGACGTTATGCAAGTACAAGCGTTGCTTCAGCAAGTTCAAAAAGAACTAGAGGAAGCTTACGGTACCTATGATGTTAATATTATGGACGGTACAATTAAATATAATGAAGATGGACACGACGAAGCTAATACGAAAAATAACAATAGGTAAAGACTACAAGATTGATGCTATGCATTATTCTGTAGGGCAAGAAGTATATGGAGGTCATACTATTTGTGATATTGTTGAAGAAGAAGAAAAGTATTCTGTTTACATTAAAAAGAATAAAGATGTTCTTCCTTGGAAAGACTTTAACAAAAATATGGCAATATCAGTAGAGTACAACCTAGAGTATTAATGACTGGGTTTGAAAGTATGTTAAAAGACTTCAATATAACGAAAGAAGATCTTGAGACAATAACTAAAACAGGTCAAGTACTAGAGTTTTATAATAGGTTTTACGAAAAGCGTAAATCAAATATACACGGCTATGGAGTCTTTGCTAAAAGAAATATATCAAAAGGACAGGTTATAGGCCTAGGCACTATTGATACTTACTACAAGACTACGCTAGGTAGATATACAAATCACTCTGATACTAATAACGCTAAGTTTTATTTTCTGCACAATAATGATATGATTATGGTTGCAGAAGAAGACATTTTTATAGGAAACGAAATACTAATAAACTATAGACACCACGTAAATGAAAGGGACTTATGGATTCCTAGTTAGACCAAAAGGCGGTAGATACAACAACACTGTTAAGGTTGGTGATAAAAGCTTAATATTAAATTCAGAGACACAGCACCATCAATTTACAAACAGAGAGGCGGTAGTTTTACAAACACCTATTGTTAATCAAACTGGAATAAAAACAGGTGATACTGTAATTGTACATCACAACGTATTTAGGAGATGGACAGATGTATACGGTAAAGAAAGAAACAGTAAGAATTATTTTGAAGAAGATAAATATATAATATATCCAGATCAAATATTTCTTTACAAAAATAAAGAGTGGAGCTCTATGCTTGGCTTCTGCTTTGTTCAGCCTATAAAAAATTTAAACGGGCTTGACGCAGAATCAGAAGAACCGTTAATGGGTATTGTAAAATATTCAGACGGAAGCGTGAAGCAAAATGATTTAGTGGGATTTACACCAAACTCAGAGTACGAGTTTGTTTTTGAAAACCAAAGATTATATAGAGTGTACTCTAAATTTATTACAATTAAATATGAATATCAAGGAAACGAAGAAGTGTATAATCCAAGCTGGGCATAAAGCAGTTGAGGAGTTGATAAAAGTGGCAAAAGAAGCCATTGTTGATAGTGACGATGATATTTCTGCTGATAGACTAAAAAATGCTGCGGCTACTAAAAAGTTAGCAATATTTGATGCATTTGAAATCCTTAACCGAATACAAGAAGAAGAAAATATTTTGGAAGGAAAGACATCTGAAGAGAAAGAAGAGAGAGTATTTAAAGGCTTCGCGGAAGGTAGATCGAGATAATGTACGAGCAAAGTTTATATAAAATAGTTGAACCAGTTAAGAAGACTACAATAAGTCGGCTTAACAAAAAACGTAAATGGGAATATGGATACAATAAAGAACATGATATTGTGGTTATCAGCAAAACTGGGAGAATTGGACAGATACTGGAGATTCAAGGTTTGCGAATTGGGCTGCCGAGTAAACCGCAAGACGTGCACATGCACAACAATAAATGGGAAAAAATAGATTATCCAAAAGAGTTAGGTAAACTTAAAAACATATTTGACTGGAGAAGTTATCCTGAAGAAGCTAAAGATCAATGGTATGATCTTATAAACGAAGAGTTTAAGCGTAGAGAAGAAGGCTTTTGGTTTATTAACAATGGTGAACCTACTTATATAACAGGTAGCCATTATATGTATCTTCAATGGAGTAAAATAGATGTTGGTGCTCCTGATTTTAGAGAAGCTAATAGACTGTTCTTTATATTTTGGGAGGCGTGTAAAGCTGATAAAAGATGCTACGGTATGTGTTATTTAAAAAACAGACGTAGCGGTTTTTCGTTTATGAGCTCAGCTGAAACTGTTAACTTGGCTACAATATCGAGTGACTCTAGATATGGAATACTATCAAAAAGTGGTGCTGATGCTAAGAAAATGTTTACAGATAAGGTCGTTCCTATCTCAATTAACTATCCGTTCTTTTTTAAACCGATACAAGACGGTATGGACAGACCTAAAAGTGAACTTGCTTATAGGGTTCCTGCAAGTAAGTTTACGCGTAGAAAAATTACGGCAAACGAAAAAGAGGAAGAGCTGGTTGGACTTGACACTACTATTGATTGGAAAAACACAGGTGATAACAGCTATGACGGTGAAAAGCTTAACTTGTTAGTACACGATGAAAGTGGTAAATGGGAAAGGCCTGATAATATACTAAATAACTGGCGAGTAACAAAAACTTGTTTAAGATTAGGTAGTAGAATTATAGGTAAGTGTATGATGGGATCAACATCAAACGCTTTGGATAAAGGTGGTGATAATTTTAAAAAGCTATATAACGATAGCGACGTAACACAAAGAAATAGAAATGGTCAAACACGCTCTGGTTTATATTCTCTGTTTATCCCAATGGAATGGAACTATGAAGGATTTATTGATGAGTATGGACGACCAGTTTTCGATACCCCAACACGAGAGTGTTATGGACCTGACGGTGAATTAATAGACATAGGCGTTGTTGATCACTGGGAAAACGAGGCTGATGGATTAAGAGATGATCAAGATGCATTAAACGAATTTTATCGACAGTTTCCAAGAACTGAAGAACACGCGTTTAGAGATGAAACAAAAAATAGTATATTTAATTTAGTTAAAATATACGAACAAATAGATTATAACGAAGGCGCTAGAAGTGCTGCTACTGTTAATACTGGAAATTTTCAATGGGTTAACGGTATAAAAGATACACAAGTTATTTTTTATCCAGATCCAAAGGGAAGGTTTAAAATTAGCTGGACACCTCAACCGCACCTTCAAAATAAAGTAATAGTAAAAAATGGCATTAAGTTTCCAGGTAACGAGCACATGGGCGCTTTTGGCTGCGATAGTTATGATATTAGTGGTACTGTTGACGGTCGAGGATCCAACGGATCTCTTCATGGATTAACTAAGTTTAGCATGGAAGATGCTCCTGCTAACCATTTTTTTCTAGAATATATAGCAAGACCACAAACCGCAGAGATGTTTTTTGAAGATGTACTTATGTCTTTAGTGTTTTACGGCATGCCATTACTAGCAGAAAACAACAAGCCTAGACTTCTGTACTATTTAAGAAGAAGAGGATACAGGGGATACTCTATGAATAGACCTGATAGAACCTGGAACAAACTATCAACCGCAGAAAAAGAAATAGGTGGTATACCTAACTCAAGCGAGGATATAAAACAAGCACATGCTGCTGCGATTGAGATGTATATTCAAAACCACGTTGGCCACATGGGTGATGGAATATATGGAAACATATATTTTAATGAAACGCTAAATGATTGGGCTAAGTTTGATATAAACAAAAGAACCAAGCACGATGCTAGTATTAGCTCTGGTCTTGCTGTTATGGCTTGCAACAGACACTTATACGCGCCTCGAGCTAAAGTTGAGAAACAAAAATTAAATATAAATATCGCTAAGTATAATAATCAAGGCGGTATTTCAAGATTAATTAAAGATTAATATGGCATACTCAGGTGTAAGAAACTTTCCAAGCCAAGTCGTTAGTGATTTGGAAAAAATGACCCTAGAATACGGTTTAAAAGTTGGTAAAGCTATAGAGCAAGAGTGGTTTGGAAAACAAAACGCAACGTCTAAGTATAATACTAATAGAAACGAGTTTCATAGATTAAGGCTTTATGCTAGAGGCGAGCAACCAATACAAAAATATAAAGATGAGTTGTCAATAAATGGTGACTTAAGCTACTTAAACCTTGACTGGAAGCCTGTACCGATAATATCGAAGTTTGTAGATATTATAGTAAATGGCATGGCTAATAGAAGCTATAATGTAAAATCATACTCTCAAGATCCTTATGGTATGAATAAAAGATCTGCCTATATGGACAGTATACTTGAGGATATGAGAACTAAAGATCTAGCTAAGTTTACTCAAGATAATTTTAAAGTAAACATATTTAACAATGACGAAAATAAGCTGCCTGAAACAGAAGAAGAATTAGATCTTCACATGCAGTTAACATATAAGCAGTCTGTTGAAATAGCTAACGAACAAGCTATAAATGTTTTGCTTGAGGGTAATAAGTATGAAAACACAAAGAAAAGATTATATTACGATTTAGCGGTATTAGGTATAGCTGCCGTAAAAACAAACTTTAATACATCAGAAGGTGTTACGGTAAACTATGTAGATCCAGCCAACTTAATATACTCCTACTCTGAAGATCCTTATTTTAGTGACTTATATTATGTAGGTGAAGTTAAAACCATACCTATAAACGAATTAGTAAAAGAGTTTCCTAATCTTACGCAAGAAGAACTAAAAGATATTGTTAAAAATTATTCACCAATGAATAGATATAACGATAACTACTTAGGTAATGAAAAGTCTGATAATAATAAAGTTCAAATTTTGTACTTTAATTATAAGACTTATATGAACGAAGTTTATAAAGTAAAAACAGTTGGAAGCGGTGGGCAAAGAGCTATCAAGAAAACAGATATGTTTAACCCGCCTGATGAAAAACAAAAAAACTTCACTAGACTAGAAAGAAAAATAGAGTGTTTATACGAAGGGGCTAAAATATTAGGCACAGAAAAAATGCTTAGATGGGGTATGGCTAAAAATATGATTAGACCCAAAAGCGACTATAACAAAGTTAAAATGAACTATGCTATAGTAGCCCCTAGAATGTATAAAAATAAAATAGATAGTGTTGTAAGAAGAATTACTACGTTCGCTGATATGATACAGCTAACACATCTAAAGCTTCAACAAGTAATGTCTAGAACTATTCCTGATGGAATATATTTAGACGCTGACGGTTTGGCTGAAATAGATTTAGGTAACGGCACAAACTATAATCCACAAGAAGCTTTAAACATGTTCTTCCAAACAGGTTCTGTTATTGGTAGATCAATGAACGAACTTGGTGAACCTAATCAAGGTAGAATACCTATACAAGAAATACAATCAGGTTCTGGTGGGCAGAAGATGCAAAGCCTTATACAAACGTATAACTATTATCTACAGATGATACGTGATGTGACGGGTCTTAATGAGGCTAGAGATGCTTCAACGCCAGATAGAAACTCTCTTGTTGGTATACAAAAGCTAGCGGCCGCAAACAGTAACACCGCTACTAGACATATATTACAAGCTGGCCTTCATTTAACTCAAGAGGTTTGTGAGTCTTTGTCACTTAGAATATCTGATATACTAGAATATTCTCCAACTAAAGACGCGTTTGTTCAATCAATAGGCGCTCATAACGTTGGTACGTTAGAAGACGTTAAGAGTTTATACTTATATGATTTTGGTATATTCTTGGATCTAGAGCCAGATGAAGAACAAAAAACATTATTAGAAAACAATATACAGCAAGCATTGCAGCAACAGCTAATAGAGTTATCTGATGCTATTGATCTTAGAGAAATAAAAAACATAAAGCTAGCTAATCAACTATTAAAAGTTAGAAGACAAAAGAAGTTGAAAAGAGATCAGCAGATGCAGCAAGAAAACATGAAAGTGCAAGCGCAGACAAACGCTCAAGCACAACAAGCTGCCGCTCAAGCTGAAGTTCAAAAGAATCAAGCAATGACACAAAGTCAAATAGAACTTGAGCAAGCTAAAGCTCAAATAAAAGCCAACTCTATGATGCAAGAAGCTAACATAAAGAAAGAGCTTATGAACCATGAGTTTCAAATAAACATGAGGTTAAAGCAAATGGAAGTGACTGTTAAGAAGCAAGCTGAAGATGGCAAAGAAGATCGTAAAGATCAGAGAACTAAAATACAAGCAACACAACAAAGCGAACTTATAGACCAAAGAAATAACAACAAACCACCTAAAAACTTTGAGTCATCAGGTAATGATGTATTAGGTGGAGGTTTTGGTTTAGGTAACTTTGAACCAAGATAATAACACTAATTTATATTTTATATTATGGAAGAAAACGAAAACATTGAAGAGGTTCAAGAGCAACCTCAAGAAGAGCAAACAGACACTGGGGTATCGTATAAAGACGATGGCACTGTTGTTGTGAATATGGACAGAATAAACGAACTACAAGATGCCGTTCAGGAGCAAGACACAAATGAGGTACCTGTTCGCGACGAATCCGGAGCTAGCGAAGAAGTACGCGAAGAAAACGTCGAAGCAGCAAATGAAGAAGTTGCCGAACAAAGTATCCAAGAAGAAGTAGGCGAAACCGTTGAAGTAGCTAATGAAGCTATACAATCGTCAGAGCAAACAGGACAACCACTACCTGAAAACGTACAGAAGTTGGTTGACTTTATGAACGACACTGGAGGTACGGTAGAAGATTACGTAAAGCTAAACGTTAACTATGAAGAAATGGATAACGCTGAAGCTTTGTCAGAATACTATAAAATGACTAAACCTCATCTTGATCACGAAGAAAGACAGTTTTTGATGGATCAAAACTTTTCTTACGACGAAGAGGTTGATGATGAGTCAGATGTTAGAAGAAAAAAAATAGCCCTCAAAGAGCAAGTTGCCGAGGCTAAAGCCTACTTAGACGGGCAAAAGTCTAAATATTACGATGAGATTAAAAATACTCCTAGCGGACAGTATAAAGAAGCTGTGGACTTTTTTAATCGATATAACAAAGAGACGGAGGAGAATCGCAGGCTACATGATGAACGGTCTAAGTATTTTACTGAGAAAACAGATACTGTTTTCAACGACGAATTCAAAGGTTTTGAATATGAAGTCGGAGAGCAAAAGCTTAGATACGATGTTAGAGATGCTGACGAGGTTAAGAAAAACCAAAGTGATCTAAATAATTTTATTAATCGTTTTATAGACGATGAAGGTAAAATTACAGATGCTGCTGGTTATCACAAAGCTTTGTACGCTGCTATGAACACTGATTCTATAGCTCAACACTTTTATGAACAAGGTAAAGCTGACGCTTTAAAAAATAGTATTGCTAGTAGCAAGAATATTGACATGTCAGCTAGAAGTACTGACGACGGTACGCCACTACCTGGAGGATTAAAAGTAAGAGCACTTGATATTGATTCTACGCCTTCTTTTAAGTTTAAGAAAGGAAAATAAATTATTAATCCATTTAAAACAAATTAAAAATGGCAATTACAGGTGGACCTAGTTTGAATAGCGTTCCTGCTGCACAGAAGCAGACGTTATCTACAAACTATTTAGATTTTACAGGTGCTGGAGCAACTAACTGGGCTCAACAGTATCTACCAGACCTAATGGAGAAAGAAGCTGAAGTTTTCGGACCGAGAACTATCGCAGGTTTCTTATCAAAAATTGGGGCTGAAGAGGCAATGCAAGCTGATCAGGTTGTATGGTCTGAACAAGGACGTTTACACTTATCTTACAAAGGTAAAATGAAGAACGCTAATGACTTATTGTTACAGTCTGACATCGATGAGACTAACTATCTTGTAGGTGGTCTTGACACAGATCACGGTGTTAGATTAAACGATACTGTTATTATTTCTAACGCTAACGGCGTTGTTAAAGCAATGGTTACAGCTATTACTAACAACGATGAGTTAACTTTAGCTTCTTATGATGGTTCTTCTATCGCTCAGCTTAACACAGACAAAACAACTACTGTTTTAGTTTATGGTTCTGAGTATGTGAAAGGTGTTGGTTACAACCAAAAAGGAGCTGCTACAGTAGAAGCAAGAGGCGCTAACGAGCCTGACTTTAAAACTTTTACTAACAAGCCTATCATTATGAAAGACTACTACGAAGTATCAGGTTCTGATACAGCTAGAGTTGGTTGGGTAGAAGTTGCTTCTGAAGAGGGACAGTCAGGATACTTATGGTACTTGAAAGCTGAGTCTGACACTAGAGCTCGTTTCAACGACTACTTAGAAATGTCTATGCTTGAAGCTGAACTTGGTAACGCTGCTGGTGCTTCTGCATCTGGCGTTGATGACTTTATTTACGGTTCTAACACTGCTGACTTAGTTGGTTCTGAAGGTTTATTCGCAGCTATCGAGTCAAGAGGTAACGTTACTACTGGTGTTACTGGTGTTAACGCTGCTACTGACTTAGCTGAGTTTGACGCTATACTAGCAGAGTTTGATAAGCAAGGTGCTATTGAAGAAAACATGTTATTCGTAAACAGAGCTACGTCTCTTGCTTTCGATGATATGCTAGCTTCAATGAATTCTTACGGCGCTGGTGGTACTTCTTACGGAGTATTCGAGAACGACGAAGATATGGCTCTTAACTTAGGTTTCTCTGGATTCAGAAGAGGTTCTTACGACTTCTATAAGTCTGACTTCAGATACTTAAACGACAAAGCTACTAGAGGTGGTATCAACGATGCTGCTGGATCTGGTGCTATTCGTGGAGTTATTATTCCTGCTGGAACTTCAACTGTTTACGATCAGCAATTAGGAAAGAACCTTAAGCGTCCGTTCTTACACGTACGATTTAGAGCTTCTCAAACTGACAACAGAAAAATGAAGACATGGACTACTGGTTCAGTAGGTGCTGCAACTACATCTTTAGATGCAATGCAAATCCACTTCTTATCTGAAAGATGTTTAGTTACTCAAGGTGCTAACAACTTCATGTTGATGAAGTAATATTATTAGGTCGGGGCTACGGCCCCGATCTTTTTTTTAACTTTTATTATATTATATTATGGCAAAAAAACAAACCGCAGCAAAAGCTGCACCAGAGGTTGAAGTAGCACCTGAAGTAAAAGCTACTAATGAAATGGTTGAGGTTAAGGTAGAAACAAAGCCGGAGCCAAAAAAACCTGAGTGGGAGATAAGAGATAGAGTTTATTATTTAAAAGGTAAAAAGAAACCTATATCTTATGCTATTAGATCTTCTAATCTATTTTACTTTGACGAGGAAAAAGGTTATGAAAGAGAGATAAAGTATTGTCAAAATCAAAAGACGGTATTTGTAGATGAAATGAAAGGTGATCAAAGATTAGAGCATATCATATTTAGAAACGGTGCTTTGTTTGTTCCTAGAGAAAAAACAGTTTTACAAAAAATGCTTTCAAAGCATCACCCACAAAGAGACAAAGTATTCTACGAGCACAAGCCAGTTGAAATTGCAGAAAACCAATTAGACTGGTTAGAGTTTGAGGTTGAGGCTTTAACTATAGCGAGAGGCATGGATATTGATGTAGCTGAAGCTATAATGAGAGTAGAGAAAGGATCTGAAGTATCTAAGATGAGTTCTAAGGAACTTAGAAGAGATTTACTACTATTTGCTAAGAACAATCCTAAACTATTCATAGAACTCACCGCAGATGATAATGTGATGTTGAGAAACTTTGGTATTAAAGCGGTAGAAGCTAACATAATTAAATTATCAGGTGATCAAAGAAACTTCTTATGGTCTTCTAATGATAGAAAAATTATGACAGTACCGTTTGATGAACACCCATATTCTGCTTTAGCCGCTTGGTTTAAAACAGATGAGGGAATGGAGATCTATTCCAACATAGAAAAACGCTTAAACGCGTAATCACTATATAGTAGAGCAGCCACTCTATTGTAGGGTGGTTGCTTAACTATAAAACAAATAAATAATGGCGGTAAGTATAGACACAGTATATCAAAGAGTATTGGCGCTCGCCAACAAAGAACAAAGAGGTTATATAACGCCTCTTGAATTTAACTTACTAGCTAATCAAGCTCAGATGGAAATATTTGAGCAATACTTTTACGATATAAACTTATACAACAGAGCTCCAGCTAACTCAACAGAGTATGCTGA